GCCGCTCAAGTAGTTTCGATTCCAAACTTTGCTTTTGGTGGTGGTAAACGTGGAACAATGGTCGCTAATACTAGTGAATATATTGTTCCAAATTATGCTGGTGGTGGAGATGCGATATTTAATCAGAATATGGCTAAATCTATGGGCCTTCCTCCTGGAGCAAGAAAAATAACAGCCGCTGGTGGATATGTACCTAACTTTGCAATTGGTACAATGCCAAAGGGTGAAGTTACTAGGGCATTGGGCGCAAAGAAAATGCAAAACCCAACAAGTCCAGACTTGAGGAATCAAAAAGCTCAATTATTAATGAGGCAAAGAGAGTTAAATAAGGGTAAAAAAATTTCACAGGTACCACTTGGACAATTTGCTATGATTGTTCCCCAGCAAGGAACCAATCAACTTATACAAGGAGCCAAAGGCTCATCAAATGAAGGTTTGAATTATACTGTTGCTGGATTTAAGGGATTGGATGCAGTAAAAAGAGGCGTTAAAAATGACGAACAATTAGACGACGAATTAAGACAAATAGCGGTAAAAATGGCTATTAGAGAATCTAAGGCAATCAGCGGTAGAAGGCCAAAAGCAGGTCCTATAAGGGAACTGGCTAATAAAGGAGCTTCTTCTGGTTTAGCTGGAGCTATATTTGAAACGTCTGTTAGTTCTCTATTACAGTCAAAAGATTTTGACGTAAATATAGATCCAAATAGAAGATTTGATTATATGGGTGGTATGGGAATAGATAAATTATTTAATGTCCCGACCAACGCTGCATACATAGAAGCTAAACTTAGAAATAGTCCAGACCAAAGAAATAGCATGTTTGGCAAGATGAAGAAACAATTAGGTAGAGCTTCATCTGGATACATACCAAATTATGCAGATCCTTTATCAGATGCAATAGGTAGAGAAGCGGCAGCAGGGGTGCCGATAAATCAAATAAGAATTAATCAAAGTGGCAAACTTAGAAATTCTGCAAACCCAGGTGGACTCGCTGTAACCAACACAAGAGACGAGCCAACTGGAGCTATTCCGAACTTTGTTGCTCCAGCTTTATTAGGTTTCGGTGCCATGCTAATATCATCAATTGCATCTGTTGTTATACCAATAGTTGTTGATAAAACCATGAGGCACATGACCAGTAAAAAAATGATTGGACCAATGCAACAAGGGCAAAATAGACCTAGAGTAGGGGGAAGAGGTCTGGGTGGCAATTTACAAAGCTTGATTGGTTTCGGTAGTTATATGGCAATTAGCGGTATGTCAGCTTTTATGGGAGACCCAATGGGAGCGGGTGACGAAAGCGCTCCAGAAAAGTCATTACAGGATCAAGTTAAAGCTCTGAAAGAAGCAGAGCCTATAATGAAAAAAATTAGGACAGGCACAAGTACTTCTACCAGCTATTTAGGAACAAGGCAAGAATCAGCAATTTTTTCTGAAGTTTTAGATGAAGGAGCGATGTCAGCTAGAGCTCAAGAAATTAAAAAATTAGAGCAACAAATAAAAACGTTAGAAGATCAAGAAAAAGCAAAAAGGGCAAGGGTTACTGCTGATGTTGTATCTAGAGCAGACGCTCGTGGATCGATCATTTCACAATTTGGACAGAAGGCTAGAGGTATACAGGGAACAGCTCAAGTTGCATCTGCTGGAGGTTTTGCTGGAGGAAGCGTTGCGGATGCAAAAGCCTTTTTAGCAATAAACAAAGAATTAAACAATATACAAAGAGTTAATCTTGAGTATCAAATAGAACTCGCCGATTTAGGGGAAAAACAAAAAATCCAAAAAATAACAAATTTAAAAAGTATAGCTGACGAAGCAATTGCTGGAAAAGAATTAGGAAGCATAGAAAAAGAAAAACTTGATAACCTTCTTGAGTCTGCAGATGCAAATACAGATATTTTAGCTTTCACCAATGAATTGATTGGTTTATTGGGAGAAGGTTTTGGAGAAGGGTCAGACGCAGCAAATAAAATAATAGAAAAAGCTACAGTACTTAACGCTAAAACCGAAGATCAAACAAAATCTCAAAACCGAAATCTAAAATTACGGAAAGAAGAAGATTCGGTTTTGGCACAAAGTAATGATAAACTTCGTTCACAAGCGGCAGCACAAGTAAGAATTAATAAAGGTTTAGAGGATACAATAACAAAAAGAAGATTATCGTTACAATTATCAGCCGTAGGAATAGGTGATTTGACTGGACCAGCAGCAAGAGCGGCTAACGTCGCTCAAATAACCGGTGGCGCCAAAATTCAAAAAGACGAAGCTCGATTAAGTGTATTTAGGGCGAGAGAAGAAAACACAAAAAAAATAGCAGAAATTGAAAAAATATCAGCTAGTAATAGGAGCGCAAATCAAGTTGAAGAATTAAAGTTTTTAAAAGAAAGAACAGCAACAATAGAATCAAACTATCAATTACAATTGGACTTGATAGATAAGCAGACAGAATACAACACAGAACTAGCAAAACTAACTCCTTTACAAAGCTTCTTAAAAGAAAACCAAACAGATGTAGATGAATTTTCAGAACGACTTCCAGTTGCGATGGCTCAAAATTTTGAAACATCAATGAACAGCGCTTTAAATGGTTTAAGAGATGGTACGCACGATACGATTGGGGAAGCGTTAGGCCAAGTAGCTATTAATTTTGGACAGGCGATTTTACAAGAGTTTCAATCTAGGGCGATAAAAAATGCGACAGACGCTTTATTTAGTAATAGTGGCGGTGGCTCAAGCTTTATAGGAGGTTTAGGCAATACAGTTAAAAATATTTTTACTAGAAAAAATTCTGGAGGTATGATAACCGGTGGGAGTGGAGTTATTGATGACGTCCCAGCTATGTTGACTGGTGGTGAATATGTTATAAAAAAATCATCGGTACAAAAATATGGAGAAGGTTTTTTAAGTCAATTAAACAGCGGTTCTATAGCGGGGTATAATTTAGGCGGTTCTGTACAAGGGGGAAATAACGTAAGGAATACTAGATTTTTCGATGACACAAGTGGTAACATGTTTGGCGGAGCCGCATCCAACGAAAGATTAGAAAGAGCTAGAGGGATGGACTTTTTCACACCGGGTACAAGAGGTTTTGGCGCAATAGCAGGTAAGGAAAATTTATTAGCTTTTTCCCAACAAAGAGGAACTAGTGGATCAACTGATGTGATTAGCCAAGGCAGAATTGCTTTAGAATTGCAAAGCTCTAGGTTAACTCCATTGGGTAGAAGATTAGCAATGCAATCTCCATCTGGTCAAAGATTGGCTGAAGCTCAAAGCCAAGCATACGATTTAGCAATGCAGTCGAGTGCAGAAGAACAAAGAGTTGTAGATGATAATAGACAAGCAAGAAAGGCTAGACTAAAAAATTTACAAGGTGCTATAGCAAGCACTGCGATGAGTGCGGCATTATCGGTTGGTGCCGAAGCAATTAGAAATAGTCAGATAGGTAATATTGCAGCTCCAGATTTAAAAGACGGAATAGGTTCTGGTGGCGGGAGTGTGAGTATTAAAGGTAATACAGGTCGAGTCACGACTGGTGGTAGTGTTGCTGGAACTGGAGGTTATTACAATCCAGACGGTAGCTATCAACTTCCGGACTATCAAGTAACAGCATCTAGAAATAATTCTTTATTTAATTTTGGTAGAAAAAATGCATTAGGTGGTGATGCTGGTGGAACATCCAATTCCTTATTAACTGGTGGTGAATTTGTGATGTCCGCTGCATCCGCAAGTGAAATTGGAAAAGGAACACTGGATAGTATAAATCAAGCTACATTCGCATTGGGTGGACCAGTTGGTTCTGTTGCAAGTGGAAAAAGTTCTGGATCATCTGCGAAATCAGATGTTGAAAACATCAACATTAATATTAATATAGAGAAGAGCGGAGATGCAGACGCAACAGCTTCAACATCTGGTGGAAGAGATGCAGAAAAGGCTAAAGAATTTTCTAAAAAGGTTAAAGATGTTGTTTTAAATGTAATAAATGAAGAAAAACGTGTTTCCGGGTCACTTTTTACAAGAAATAAATAATGAGCTTCGCAAGTCAGTTTAATTTTAACAAAGATAAACTAGTTAAGGATTCTACAACTATTTCTACTGAACTGGCTCAGTATGTAGATCACGCTTATGGTTTTAGGAAAATACATCCAGACTATACTGGTTTTTGTTGTAGGGTAAAAAGACAAGACAACGAACAGGCGGATGTATATTTTGACAATGAAGGCAAACTCTCTTTAAAATCTCAAGTCTTAACTTGGGAGGGTGAAACTGGATTTAAATTAAGCAATGGGCAAAATCATTTTGGTAAAAGAACTGGAGATATATCTATAGCTGATTTTATTGGAGGAGGAACAGGTGAATTAACTAGAATATATGACCAAGGCAATGCTCCGTCTGGTAAAATTAATTTGGTTGAATTTACTGGTTATGCTTACAGAAATGATGGCGGAGATATTGTTCTTTATACTCCAGCTAGTGGAAGAGGGTCAAATGAAACTGGAAAGATAAGAAGTAATATGCAAATTATGTCTGATGGTAATTTGAATTTAAGTGGTGGAAAACCTGTGGCGCTTATGCAAGGGAAAAGCATGATGTTTTTTGAAGGTGGTAGAAATCCAACCGCTAATAAACCAAGTGGTTTGCACGCAACTGGCAATAATGCTACAACGGAAACATTTATAATTGGATCTATAAATTCAGAATTAGGACAAGAAATACAAACATCAACAGTTGGAACATTTAAAGATACTGCTCAGTGGAATGTTAACACATTAATCGGCGGTCAAGTACACGGCTTTACTGATGACCTTGCCATAGGAACATTAAGGTATACTGGAGCACCTGTTGCCGCATTTTATTACGAAGGCGTTACGGATCAAAATATTGTTCTTACGGGTAAAGGAAAATTTGAAACAAAAAAATTGACATTTTTTAGTTCATTTACCAATAGAGAATCTGCCGGATTTAAAATAAACAGTTTTAGACAAACTGGACTATTTACTGGTGGAGGAACTGGTTATAATGGAGGAACTGGTCAAGATGGTGTTGGGGCTTTGGAGGTTACGGGTAAAACTCCAATTAGTGGGATAACTACAAATAATATAAATCCTAGATATTTAGTGCTTGGTGGTCCTGGAGCGTTTAGTTATGGTTACGCTCACTCAAGCAAAGAACCTGGTAGCGGAAGTTTTGCTGAATTGATTTTCTCAACGCAAAAACTAGACTCTACAAAAAGATTTGGTATTGAAAAATACATGATGGACGAATTTAGAATTTTTGACCCAACTGGTATGGAAAATTTATCTGATTCGCAAAGAAAATCTATCGGTGTAGAGATAGCAATACCAAACTACGGAGCAAGTATTAAATTCAAATCTAAAAACAGTTCTTGGAAAGGTTCAAGTTTTTATAATTTCACATCTCCATTGGGAGTAAATAATTTATCGGCTGAAATAGATTTGAGTTTCACTTTGAACAAAAGCACCACAAGAAAACTTTTAAAAAGATTAGAGGTCTCTACGTCTGGACCGTTAACCGGTAATGTGGCTTTCGTTGGATCTGAAAGTGTTATTAATTTTGGGCAAGTAAAAAACAATTTTCAAATTAATTTAGATACTGGTTATTATCAAAATTTCGAAGGTTCTGAAATATCATCTTATAACGTTGAGTTTATTTCAGATGATTTGTATGGCGTTAATTTAAAATTATACAATAATAGAATATCTCCGTTTTTAAGAAATGGTACTGGATATGTTGCTAATAGATTAGTTGCGGCAAATTTAACCACCAAAAAGAGGTTTGATGTATTTTCTGGAAACAATACAACATTTAATTCTAATGTATTTGATAATTACTTTTATTTACATAAGAATATAGGAAATAAATTTCAAAACTTTCAGTTAGGTGGTCATCCTCTATTTGCTAAAGTAGAAAGTTTTTCTGCAACAGCTGGAGAAGACGGATCTCCTAGCACTTTGGATATGTCTATGCCTGCTAGTAATTTACAAACTCAAGGGCCATCTGGAAGGAATGATGGTAGTGAAGATGGAGTTCATCCAGGTGCTGTTAGTAGCGCGAGAGCGATATCTTATTTGGATGAAGTTATACAAAACAGAATACCAAGTGCTTTAACCGAGGATGTCACTGAACAAATAACCGATCAACAAAGTGCGATAGTTTCTTTCAAGGGATTTTTAAATAGTCTTGGGTCTTCAAGTGGAGTTGTACAAATCGGTTGTGTAAACAGTCATCCAAGCACTCATGGAATCGGAGCAGATGGTTTTGGATTCTATAACCCGGATTTTCATCGCAAAAGAAGTGCAAGTAGTACTGGTGATTTCAAACTTGCAGCATCTGGAGCGAGTATGCTTTTGAGGCCAGTAGATGTAGGTGATAATTTTGAATTTAGATTTAGATTAACGGATGTAGAAAGTGATCTAAATCCATTTGGTGGAGTATGTGTTGTATTGGGATCTGGCGAAAGCATATCAATGTCAGATATTCAAATAGATGTCGAACATACTGGTTTTCAATTAGACTATTCAGATAAAGGTCCGGCATTAAAAGGTTTAACGACTTATACTGGATTCAGTGGAAACGCCACGAGAACATTTTTCTTTACTCCGGATAGGCAGACAAGTATAGATATAGATCACTCTTACAGAAAAAGTGAATTTAAAAATTCGTTTGAAAAATCTTTAAATGTGTCAAGAAATCAAAACAATCTTGGGACGATTAATTTAACCTTCTCAAATAGATCTCAAGACGAAACTTACGCAATTCTACATTATTTAGAAAGTCATTTGGGCTACAAGCAATTTGTTTATAAATATAGTGAAGATCTAATAATTAAAGATAGGGTTTTTTATTGTGACGAATGGGATCACACATTCAATTACATAAACTCAAACACGATAAACGCTAAATTTACAGAAGTAGTTAACCCAGTAACGCCCAACTTTTAAAAATCATGAATTTAAATAGACCAAAAATTACATATGAAAACGTAGCGTTGTTTCAATCAAGAGATAATAAAGACGGCAAAGCTCATGATCAATTTAATAATAGCGGAAGCGGTTTGTCCTTCATCCCGCATATCCAAAGTATCGACTTTTCTTTTGATACAGAAAGACAGTCTGCGGGAGCTTTGGGCGCTAAAAAATTAATTAGTAACGATACTAAATTATCTCCAGATGTTAATTTAAACATTAGTGCGATAGAAACTTTTGGCTCTTTGTTTAATAATTATTTTGAATATGGAGACATGGTTAGAACTAATCTAAATGCGCAAAAAAATATTTACGCTTTTGTTGGTAGTAGTAGGGGTAAACCTGTAACAGGCGAAAGTGTGTCTGGTCAAGCTAGTATTGGTTTTGGCAATTGTTTTTTAAATAATATTTCAATGTCCCAAAATGTCAACGGATTATTGCAATCACAATATTCTTTTGTGGCCAGTAATATTGTTGGCCAAGAAATGAAAGAAAAGAAACAGTTCTTCAATAGTAATATTGATGACCATTCTGGAATATTTATTAAGTCAACTAAATTAAAAGTAGCATCAACTGGAGTAATTACAGACGAATTGGGAAACAGGAGAGATAATTGTGTATTGTTGAGCGGTATAAGTGGCGCTACAGATGATGATGGTAAAGACGGATCAGCTAGAGCTTCTTTTGATTTAGGGCATCTTTTATTTCAAACATTTGGAAGCATTAAAACTGGAGTGGGGGGAAGTTCAAACGGAACAGAAATGAAGTTTTCCACAAAAGGTAATGCTCAGTTTAGTTTTGATATGTATATCCCAACACCAAGAATTGGTTTGGGTGCAAATGCAAACGAACATTATTCAGAGGGAGATTGCACGAATAATCCATACAATAATAAATTTCCAATGGGTTTGAGGGCATTTATTGGTGGATTTGGATTAGCAAGTTTAACTACTGGTGCGCCATTGGGAAAAACCGGAGAAGATATAAATTCACTTCCAGAAAACAGTGGGGTTAATGCAGATGATGGTAGGGGAGTGTTAGATAAAAATGTAAATACACAAGTACTTAGAACGGGAAAATGGTTTCACGTAAGCGGAATACAACAAAAAAATCAAGATGACGAAGAGGGTGGAGATAGAACAAGTCAAGGTTTGGCGCCTAATTATATTAGGGACAACCTTGGTTTAAGAATTTATTTGACCAGCGGTGTAAGAAAACCTGGGGCTGATCAAGAAAGTTTTACTGATGACGCAGATGGAGGCACAGTTGGAAGTACGTCTTATGGAAACATAGATGATGCTAATTGGAATAATTGTGTTGCATTTTTAGCTAACGTAAGTGGTCACGTATTTAGAAGTGGTCAATATAAAAAATTTACAGGGTTGGCGCCATCTGTTAATTTAACCGGCGGCACTGGTGGGCAAAGAGACCGTATGCTTATGACCATGAACAGAATGCAAGAATATTTTGTTAATGGTGATCAAAAAACAGGAGAGTCTATACCATATTACAACACAAATGTAAAAGTCAAAAAAAGAAGAAACGATATAGATTTAACTGAATATAGGGTTTTAAACGGAGAGGCTTTTACTGGATTCAAGCCAGAAATACCTACAAAACTTTACGCTTCTTTCGCCTCTGATTATCTTAATGATGGGAGTGATGGTGATCAAGGGGAATTAAGAATTACTATAGATGATGAAGTCGTGTATGATTGTAATGATACTGGTTTAGGATTCCGACCCATAAATAGAGGATTTATTTTAGCTAGGGTTTCAACAACAAATGGTATTTATAAATTTGAGGAGGGGGATATTTTTGACACATTTGCTGGCTTTACTGGAACTAATGGTATTTATAGTGGTGCTGGGCCAGGTTTTCATAGAAGTATAATCGAGGCATCTGGTTTCATGCAGAGATTTAATACTGGTGATATTTTGTTTGCCATGAGTTCAGATACCCCAGTAATTTCACACTCAGCCAGTAAAGCGTTGTACTCTCCAAACAAAGCGGTTGGTAATGCTAGTGATGACCCTTTAACTACCACTCCGAGTGTAGCAATAGCATCTGGATTAAGACAACCCTTTAGGGACGACTTTGGTGCACAGCTTGCATACACCACTGGTCATTATAACAACGAAAATCTCGATGGTATTGGAACAACTCCACATAGAGGAGCTTATGCTTTAATAGCAGTAAGAGGTAAGGGAGTATTGTACGAAAAGTTTACTGTAAAAACTGGGCATACGGATTCAGCCGCTGATGATCAAGATGCACCAAAGGGTTGCATTTATTTACCTAAAAATGACGAGTTTCTTGCTCCAGCAGAACAAATACAAGGATTTAATTTAGATATACCGATTGCCAGAAAAAGTGTTTACAGTTTGGGAGAGAAAATGGCCAGACAAAGAAAAGCCCTATATCCAAATGTTGGTAGTTTTTCTTTTACAAATATTGTTTCTGATCTCAATCTTGAAAGCAATGAAGAGAGAGTTATTTCTCAACAAACTTCTGTACAAAGTTCTAGAGCGGCAAACTTGGCTACCAACCATACTTCAAGCATAAACAACACTCAAGATTTATCTTCATTTTTTACATCAGATGATGCATACGACATTGAAATATACATGTCGAATCAAAAAGGAGAAAAGCATGATTTTGAAATTAAGAACGCAAGATTGAACAGCCAAAATTACAACACAAGTATTGGTTCCGAAATAACTCAAGATGTAAGTTTTTCTTTTGACACTCAAAAAATTAAAAAAAATAAAATATTAAATAAATACGATTCGGTGGATCACGGTTACTCTTTGCAAAAAATTAATGCAGATTATACTGGATACGGGGTTAGGGTTAGAAGGTCTAGAGATGGAGTGCAGGCTGACGTATACTTTGATAAAGATGGAAAAATAAGCAATGATTCAGAAATAGCTATAGTTGATTTATCAAGTGTGGCCGGTGATAGTTTTGGCCCTGGATTTGAGAATAATTTTGGTAGTGATTTTTTAAGTACAGCTATTATGTATAGTGGTGCTAATTTTACTGGACATGTTCCTAGAACATTTGAACAATTTTTAACCGAAACTTATCCGCAAAATAACATGAACATGACCGAAGATTTCGGAGGCAGACTTTCTACGACTGACGGATTACTTATAACTAGTACTGGGTATACTGGAGCATCAACAATATTGCACCCACCTACAGGTGCTGGAGGTTTTGATGGAACGGGCGCTCTTGATGATACTTATGGACCATTAGCAAATACATTAGCTTTAGTTAAAACTGGCAATCCAGGGCAATCAATTAGTGAGATAGCTATAAACTTAGGTGGAGCTTGCACAGGTGACAGTTTTGTAATGACCCTTAACATGAGAAGTGAATTTACTGGTTATAACGGAGGGATAGTAAATGGAACCGTAACTGGATTTTCTGCTGGAACAACGGCCGCATCTGGTGGTCATGGGGGCGGCAGTGACCAAACAAACTCTTTTGATTTGTTGAATCACTCCGCAACTTGGTCTATTAAAGATGGATTGGGTGTAAGCGGTGGAAGAGCTGTAAGCGATTTTTCTGGATTTATAGTTCAAGACAGTGGAACATCTAGCACAATTACCAGATATACATTTTTATGCACAATAACCGGAAGTGGTATGGCTACCGGAACAAGAGATTTTTACGAATCTATTTATCTTACAGCTGAGGCAGATCACCCAGTAGCCCAAAGAATTTCAACAATAGGGTTTTTACAAAGAAAAACTTCTGCGTCTATTACTACTTGGTATGATCAAATAGGATCTAAAAACTTAACTGGGCATCACAATTCACAATCTCCAATTATTGCTAGAGGAGGTAAGGTTTTACCTTATGCTAGATTTAATGAACACAATTCTAATTTATTAAATTTCCCAATGGGTGGAAGGGTACAACCAAATTCAATATATTGGGTAGGCAGATTTTGGGATCAAGGCGCGAGAAATGGAAGAAACATTGGGCCAGATGTAGATAACACCTCTACTACAAATGGATTTTTAGGACACGAGAGTAATCCAGTTGGTAAACAACCGTACATATTTTTTACTCGACAGAGTTCGCAAACTAAAGATTTTATAAGCTTAGATGGAAACTTTGCAGATGGTGGAACTAATACCACTGGTGGAGCTTTATCTGGATATTTTTATCAAAATAATAGAGACTTACCAGAAGCTATGGGCGATAATAATAATGGCACTATTGGTACAGGAAAATTTTTCCAGCATACTTATAAGTACGAAACAATTAGCGGAGCTGATATTTGGGATATAGCAAAAGTATCTTCAAATAATAATGCTGTAGATGGGTTCCAAACTTTAGGGTTGGTTAACCCACATGGCAACAATTTACCTTACTTTGGCACTTTTGATATTAAAGAATTATTGTTAGCTAGTGGTAAAGACGCAGGTGGCGCCGCACACAGAATAGGTATACAGAAAAACTTAGTTGAAAGATATAATATTATAGACGACAACAACCAAGATTAAAGCTCTATATTGATTCCAGCCTTACTTGCTTTTTCTTTAGCTTTATTAAAGTTTTCTTTCATCTGTTGGGGATGAAGTTTGCCGTTTGTCATTTTACTGTATTCGGCGTACTTTTTTTCTTTAATTGGGTCTTTACCGTACTTTTGGGCTCTTTTATCTGAAGCTTCTGCAGACTTGTCAAATAAGTCTCCATAGCTGTAATTTTTGTTCTGAGCGGAAGTTACAAAGGATTTTGAACTAGTGTCATCTACATTAGTGTCAAAAGATAGGTTAGGATTAACAAAAACACGCCTCCAAAGCCCTTTCTCCCTACCATTGGTACCTTTGTACTCATGTAGCTCAGACATTCCTTGTAGGACCTCCACGACTTCTCCAGTTTCTTCATTTTCATATAAGTATAATGGCATAATTTATTTAAATTTTTTTAAAAAAAATCCCTCGCATGTTTTTTTACACACGAGAGATGTTTGTAGATTATTTTATCTCAACTTTAATGGATTCTGAAACTTCGCTTTTAGGCAAAGTAATTGTCAAAATACCATCTTCAAGTTTTGATGAAATTGATTTAATGTCGACAAGGCCTCCTAAGTTAATTTTTCTTAAAAGCTTCTTATCTTTTTCTTCTTGAAGGAACACTTTTAAAAAATCATTTGTAGCCGAAATGGATATATTATCTTTTTTAATTCCAGGTAAAACTATTTTAGCTTGATAGACATCACCCACCGATTGAACACTGTCAGTTTTATGATCAGAGACTTCGTATAGGTCGTTAAATATGATATCGAATAATGAATTGTTCATAGCATTCTCTTTTGCATTTGTCGTGCCAATGTTAAGAAATCGCTTTGAGCTCAGTAATAATGCGGTCCACAGTCTTTTCATAAGAAAATTGTTCTTTTAATTTCTCTCCAGCTGTGTTAATTTGTCCCTTTTTAGAGACAGCATCGTCCATAGCTTGAGACACAATGTCGCTATCCCAAAAGTATATATTACCTTGATTAAACTCTGCGCCTTGTTGGAAAAACTTTCCATCATAGCAGGGTTCTTTGCCTAAAGAATTTACTAAAATACAGTTATCTTTATTTGCCCAATCTTTATGAGAGGTTTCGTTTAAAACAATACTCCATTTACCCAAACAAGTAGCATTGAAAGCTGGTAAATTCCAACCTTCTGCTCCGCTTAATCCAGTTAAGTCAATGTCAATTGCATTTAATAATTCATTTAATTGGGAATTCTTTTCTAAAAATGGTAAAAAATTAACATTTGTGTAGTGTTTGCCACCTAAAGCTTCTTGTAGAACAGATTGCATCTCTTCTGGCTTAAAAAATGGGTTGGTAACACAAACGCTTAATTGATATTTGTTATTGTTTCCATATTTAGAGAGCCATAACTTTAAAATTCTCTCTGTATGTTTTCTTTTTTCAAATTTACCCATTAATCCAAAGTGAATAATGTCTGGGTTTAAAAACTCTTTATCTAGTTTATGGAAATCTTCATCAAAACCAATTGGTATATTATCACAATTGACACCTTTGTCTTTAAATTTATCAGAAGCATACTTTGAAGAAAAGATTACTTTGTCTTGAAATTTAGCTAAATTGATCTCGGATTCTGTTGGTTCATCTAACTCGTAAAAAGTATACAGAAGTTGATTCTTACTAATCCTTGCTTGAGATCCGTTTAGATGCCACATCTTTAATGTGGGTATATTGGGATTTATTTTTTTGTTAGCTGATGATCTTGCTTGATTAAGCCAGTCTGCAAAAGGCTGTTCGATTTGATCAAATGATTTAAAATCAGCATTATTTCCCAGTGGATACCAAATTACATCAACGCCTCTCCGCCAAAATTGACGGAGAAGGTTGTATGTAACATTCCCAAAGGATAGGGAGTTAATAGGTGCTTCTATTATTACCTGCATTAGAAAGGAATATCTTCGTCACCTCCAGAAGGAGCAGCTGCTACAGCGGCTTCGGCTTCTTTCTTTCCACCTAAGAACTGAACATTGTCAGCCTTAATGTAGATTTTTGAATTTTTCTTGCCGTCCTTTTCCCAAATATCTTGGAATAAACGACCTTCTACTAGAACTTGACGACCTTTAGCAAGGTACTTGGCGCAGTTTTCTGCTGTCTTGTTCCACGTTTCTACATCAATGTAATGAGCTTTATCTTTTTTCACTACATCATTAACGGCTACTGTAAGCCGTGTCACTTGGTTGTCTCCAACCTTTTTATTTTCCGGATCTCTTGCGAGATTACCCATGATTATTGATTTATTGAACATATTTTTTTATTTCCTCCAAATAGTTATTGTGTATATTTATACATCCTTGAATTGATAAGTCAAGCTTTTTTGCAATTTTTTTCCAAGGAGTTAGTTTTCTGTCCCCAGAATAGCGCATTTTAAATATTTTTTTAATTCTTTTATCCTCACATTTGTCTACAAATTTATATACTCTCGCTAGGTTTTCGATGTCTTCAAATTTTTTGATTTCAGATTCACAAGAAAATTTTTCTAATTTAAACGATTCTATGTTTTGTTGTGGGAACTTTATATTTTTGTTGTATATGTTTAAGCATCTCCATTTAGTTAAATTACCTAAATATGTGGAGAACTTTGTGTTTTTTGTTTCGTCGTATTTAATTACAGCGCTGTATATGGAGAAATCTTTTTCTTCTAAAAGGTCTTCTTTATCAACACCATTGAAAGATTTAGGTATATATTTGTTAACCATGTCAACATAAATGCCGGAATGTTTATTAATAAGTTCTTTTAAACTTTTCCCGTCTTTATTTTTTTTGATTTTATTTATTAGTTCAATGTCTTTTGCCATTTATCTTTGTACTCCTTTGGTATCATTTCCCATAAAATATAAGCGTGAGATTCACATAAACTCATTTTGTCTGGGTGATATGATGGCCACCTATGTTTTATGTCTGAATTTTTTTGAACTAATGGGTCATTAAGCTTTTCAACATCATTAACAGCCATTTCACTGCCGTTCTTCTTTATATGTATATTCCAACCGTCAAATTCTTCTTTGATATATTTGCATTCAAAATCAAATCTAACATCAGAAACAATGAAAAACTTTTTATCTTTTCTAGACTTTATCTCTTCATCGAGTTTTTGCATCCAAATGGATTGACCATGCCTTTTCTTCATAGCTTCTCCGTAAGATACTAAAATTGGTCTAATCAGCTCTTTTTCTTCATTATTCTCTGTAAATACATGAAAGTTAAAATTACAAGAAATCAGTTTGTCTAAATCAGATTTTAATTTATCAGCCAGATGAACTATTTCAACCTCGCATCCAAAATCATCTTCAATGACTTTCTTCAAACATCTGGATAAGGTATCCTTACCAGCTCTAGCTAAACCTCCTACGCCTATCATTTTTTAAATATCTCCTTTAATGCTCTAGATTCTTTATACATACCCATATCAGATAGAGTTTCATCCATTCTAATCAATGAATCCATATTTTCAAATTTTTCTTCAATTTTCTTTACAATTATGTTTGGGGCTACATTAATATCCAGTCCATAATTATCTATCAAATGAGAAACTGCTTTTTTTGATGCCTCTCTTTCGTTTTGGGCACTATTGACAACCACCCAATCTGAGCAGCTACAAAGGTATATTGAATCTTCTTCTTCAGCAAATTTAACTAACATAGAGAAGAATATGGGCATTTTTTTAAAAATGTCAATACTTTTTTATAATTATTTTCAAATAAGTATATTACTTATATATATTTTAGAAATACTTTAAAGTATTTAATATATTTTATATGTATATATTAACTCCCTCGCCTAGACGGCTCGGTCGTTAATAATAACTAATTATACACTAAAACTTACAAATTTCAAGTAAAAAATAAAATTATTTTTTTACTTAAAAAAGACTTGACTAATCGCAATCACAGTGTAAATTCTTTATACATATGCTATTCGAGGAACAAGTATCAAGAAAACCAAATCTCTATCCATGGACAGAGGAATTTGTAAACGCCATGCACAATGGCTTCTGGACTGACAAGGAATTCAACTTCCAATCAGACGTTCAAGATTTCAAGGTTAATTTAAACGACCAAGAGAGAGAAATTGTTAAAAGGACTCTGTCGGCTATAGGCCAAGTAGAGGTGTCTGTAAAGAAATTTTGGGCAAATCTAGGAAATCATTTACCTCACCCAGGCATTACTGATCTTGGTTACGTAATGGCTAATATTGAGGTTATACATAACAATGCATATGAGCGACTTTTAAGCGTCTTAGAACTAGAAGATGTATTTGAAGAAAACCTCAAATTGCCCATTATTAGGGGTAGGATAGACTATCTGAAAAAATATTTAGAAAAATGCTACAAAGACGACAAAAAACAATACATATACTCAATGATTTTGTTTACATTGTTCGTTGAAAATGTATCGCTATTTAGCCAGTTTTACATAATCAATTGGTTTAATAGATTTGATAATGTGCTCAAAGATACAGCACAACAAGTGGCTTATACGAGTCGTGAAGAAAATATCCACGGTTTAGTTGGCACAAAAATCCTTAATACCTTAAGGGAAGAATATCCAGAGCTTTTCAATGCTGATTTGCCAGATAGATTAAAAGAAGAGGCTCAATGCGCATTTGAGGCAGAGTCCGATATAATCGATTGGATTATTGGTGATTATGACAGAGAAGGCTTAAACGCTGACATTCTAAAAGAGTTTATAAAAAATAGATTAAATGAGTCATTAGAACAAATTGGCTTCGACAAGGTTTTTGAGGTTGACAAAGAGAAACTTTCACTTACTATATGGTTTGATGAGGATGTCTTAGGCAATTCTGCTACAGACTTTTTCTTCAAGCGTCCTGTTGAATATTCGAAAAAGGACAAATCATTTGACGAAGAGGATTTATTTTAATGAAAGATTATTATTGGCTTAACAGAGATTCAAGAACATTCTTGAAGAGAGGATACCTAGAAGATGGAGAAACACCAGAAGACAGGATCAAACATATAGCTGACTCAGCTCAAAAAACCTTGGCTATCCCAGGCTTTTCTGAGAAGTTCCAAAGCTATATGGCTAAGGGCTGGTACTCACTTTCTTCTCCAATTTGGGCAAACTTCGGCAAAGTCAGAGGTTTACCTATCTCTTGTTTTGGTTCATTCATTGACGACACAATGGAATCTATTTTGAAGAAAAGTTCAGAGGTTGGGATGATGACCAAATGTGGAGGTGGAACATCCGGTTACTTTGGAGCTTTACGTGAGCGTGGGGCCGACATCGGTACAGGTGGAAAATCCAACGGGCCTATTCATTTTCTAGAAATTTTTGAAACAATTGCCAACGTAGTATCTCAATCAAATGTTAGAAGAGGTAGTTTTGCGGCTTATTTACCAGTTGAGCACCCAGATATTTTAGAATTTTTACAAATCAGAAATGATGGTCACGCTATTCAAAACCTATCAATAGGTGTTACAATTAGCGATACTTGGATGAAAGAAATGTTGTCTGGCGACAAAGATAAGCGTAAAGTTTGGGGAGCTATAATTAAAAAACGATTCGAAAGCGGTTATCCATACATTTTGTTCAAAAACGCAATGAATAGAAACTCGCCTCCAGTTTATCAAGATAAAGGTTTAGAGATTTACGCAAGTAACTTATGTTCTGAAATAGCCTTGCATTCCAACCCAACAGAATCATTTGTTTGTAATTTATCATCAATGAATCTCCTACATTATGATGAGTGGAAAGATACAGACGCTCCAGAAATCTTAACTTATTTCTTGGACGCCGTAATGACCGAGTTTATTGAAAAATGTAAAGCTCAACCTTTTATGGATGCACCAAGAAAGTTTGCCGAAAATCAAAGAGCTTTAGGTATCGGTGTTTTGGGCTGGCATTCATTATTGCAATCTAAAATGATTCCGTTCGAATCAATGGAAGCTAAGTTTTTAAACACAGAAATACACAAAGTAATTCAAGAAAAAACCAAATACGCTACAAGAGAATTAGCTAAGGTTTACGGAGAGCCGCCCTTACTAAAAGGTTATGGGGAAAGAAATGTTACAACTATGGCAGTTGCTCCGACAACGTCCAGTTCATTTATTCTTGGTCAAGTTTCTCCTAGTGTAGAGCCATTAAATTCAAATTATTTTGTAAAAGATTTAGCAAAGGGCAAATTTACATACAAAAATCCATATCTAGAAGCTTTACTAGAAGAAAAAGAAAAAAATACACCAGAAATCTGGAAAGGTATTTTGGTAAAAGGCGGCTCTGTCTTGCACCTTAACTTCTTATCAGACGAGGAAAAATCAGTATTTAAAACATTTGGAGAGATCAGTCAAAAAGAAGTTGTTATACAAGCAGCACAAAGACAAAAATACATAGATCAATCCCAAAGTTTAAACATTATGGTTCATCCAAAATCATCACCAAAAGATGTTAGCCAACTTATGATTTTCGCTTGGGAACAAGGTATAAAAACACTTTATTATCAAAGAGGAACTAATCCATCTCAAGAATTAAGCAGAAATCTTTTAGAATGTGCGTCTTGCGAAGGATAATAGGTGTAAAATATTTTAATGCCCGAAAACGAAGATAGA